TGATAACATCAACGAAACAGTTATAAACTACCTCAAAACTGCCCCTATGGTTGTAGCAGATATGACAGACCATAATCCCAACGCATTTTACGAATTAGGTTTCAGACAAGCTCTTGAACTTCCTCTTGTGCCAATCATAAAAGTGGGTGAAAGACTTCCTTTTGATGTTATTACGACTCGTACCGTTTTCTACGATACAGACGTATCAAAAATTGAAGACTCTAAAGAAAATTTGAAATCAAAAATACTAAGTTTTGAGAACTTTGAAATGCCTGATAGTCGTGTCGAAAGAAGTTTTACACTTGATGATCTCAATGACAATTTGACAAAAAAGCTAAACAGGATATTATTTCTGTTAGAAAAGCAACAGTCTTATTCTTCTCCCGTAAAAAAGTATGGTGTTAATTTAAAAACAAATTTCGGTGCCCACCAGTCAATTCTGCAAGAACTTCAAGATCAACTCAATCAGAATTACAGCCGTCCATTATCCCCAAAAGATAAGAAATAAGTACTTCCTGCTGCTTTTGAATTTCAGCAATTTCTTCAATCTTTCCGTTTATAAGTCTAATTGTCCTCAAAACATCGTTGAGGGCATTTTTTTCAATTTCTTTCATTCTGCACCTCCTACTCCAGCACTTTACCACCAACAGATAAACGTTTAACCACAACGTCAACTTCTTTAAACTCAGCATTTGCTGAACAATAGCGAACACTTTCGCTGATGATGTGGCAAATAGATACACCGTATTCGTTGGCTAGTTCAGTAGCAATATCCCATGCATCTTTATCAATTCTTGTTACTTTTTGAGCTGTATTATTCATTTCCTACTCCTCAAATTTCTCCCATGACTCGTTGATTCGCAACTTCTTGTTAATGCGAAGCTTCAAGTCATCGCTCCCTTTTCCATCTTTCAACAACTGTGTGATAGCTGATGAACTAACACCTACAACAATGGCCAAGTCCGTCTGTGACCATCCACGTTGTTCAATTCGCTCTTTTACAAGCTCAATCCATTTGCGATGTTGTTGGCTCATGTGCCCTCCTCCTTTTGGTATTAATAGAGTTAAAGAGTTAGTAAATTATTTTATAAAATGCTTGACACCTTTTAGCGTATCTGCTAAAATAAAAGCATAATTAAAACCTTGATAAAACAATATATCTATCAATTTGTAATGCTCGGCAAAGCTATTTAATTTTTAGATTAGTTTTTATTAGTTTTTTAACTAACTCTTTAACTTACAAAAACTATTTTAGCGTAAACGCAAAATAAAGTCAACTATTTTTTGCGTATTTTGTAAAATATTTTTTGTCATGTCTTAGAAAGGCTGATAAATCAATGTTTTCTACATTTGAAATCGTAAAGGATTTATGCGAAAAACAAGGGATTTCACTAAATACCTTGGAAGAAAAACTAGAATTAGGCAAAAATTCTTTGTATGGATTAAAAAGAAATCAACCTTCTGCTGAAAGATTGCAACAAATAGCCGACTATTTCAACGTGTCCACCGACTACCTATTGGGACGCACAGAAAATCCTAACATTGCGAAAGATGGTGATGCTTCTGCACCATTAGACCTCAGAGACATTGCTGCGCAATCTATGTTATTCGATGGTAAGCCGCTTTCTGAAGAAGATATAGATTTTATTACAGCGGTCTTGGAGGCACACTTAAAAAATAAATAGAGGTGCATTTATGACTGTAAGAGAGCTTTGCGCCCAGGAGGGTGTGAACCTATGCTACTTTGATGGGACTGACTGGCATAGTCCAGGTTTCTTCAATCCAACATTGAAACTTCTTGCTATTGATATCAATTTATCAGAGCAAGACCAAAAACAAGTAGCGCTACACGAACTAGGCCACAGGGAGCATTCACAAAGCCAATATCATCTCAATAGAGAATTATGTGAGCTTCAGGCAGATCGAAATATGATCCATTATCTTTTGGAAGAAGAGTTAAAAACAATAGATGATGTATCTGAATTTAACTATGTCCATTTTATGGAAAAGTATAATTTAAGAACCATCGCTGATGAGACGATGGTTAAAGAAGAGTATTTAAATATTATAAATTATATCAAAGGAGTTGGAAATGAGTTTTAAAGGTTTCATAAAATCAAAAACGCTTGGTGAATACCTTCAAGCTAAAAAAGATCCTCAACTAATGGAAGAAATCGAAAATAGAGGAGTGAAAACTGTTTTAAAAGAATCTGCTAAAGCTAGTAGTGAACTTGTAGAAGTCCGAAAACAGAAAAAAATAGAAAAAAATGCTATAAAATGCCCACATTGTAGTAGCAAGGAAGTACAGTTTATGCAACAAAATAAAAAAGGATTTTCGGTTGGAAAAGCTGTCGGTGGGGCTGTCTTGACAGGTGGAATCGGAACGCTAGCTGGATTTGCTGGCAAAAAAGGAAACAAACAATGGCATTGTCAAGAATGTGGGAACATTTTTGAAACAAAATAACAAAAAAACCTCATACCGCCTGCAAGCAAAGATGTGAGGATATGATTCAGGAAGAGTTTAAGAATATCGTGGGAGCGTGAAGATGGCAGAATATGAAATTTTTTTACCCCAAACTCTGAATAACGACTATTCCGCTCTACTTGAACTCTATCAACAAGTAGAGGACATTCTTCCTGTTTTGGGAGGAGAAGATAGTGTTGCCTTTAACTTTGGAAATATCCGTTGGATAAATGCTGAAATGACCGTTTTTTTAGGTATGATATTTAGCGTAGTGACTGCTAAAGGGGCAACCGTATATGCTTTATTAGATAATCTTTCCTTAAAATCAAAGGAAATCCTTTTAAAAAATGGATTTTTAAAACATTTTGGTCTTAAATATGAGTTAGATGATATCTATAACACTACCATCCCGTTTTTTTGGAGAAATATAGAAAACATTGAAGAAATTGACGAATATATAGATGATGAGCTATTGAGACAGATTAGGAACAATACAAATGAGGAATTTTTAGGAGAAATAAAAGAGGCGCTGTTAGAAATCATTCATAATGTTCGAGACCATTCTCATTCAGACGTACTTTATATGTGTGGCCAACACTACCCTCGTAAACCTAGAGATAGTAAAAAGGGAACCATATCTTTTGCTATATCCGACAATGGTATTGGAATGATAGAAAACATTAAAAACAAAGGGCATTCTTTTTCTGGCTCAGAGGATTACTTTAAGTGGGCTTTTAATAAAGGAACTTCCACAAAAGAGAATTATGACAGTGGTGTCGGTTTGTATTTACTTAAGAAAAAACTCTACGGAAAAGGGGAAATAAAAATAGTATCAAATAACGGATATTATCACATCGAAAAAACGGGTAATATTACTTTTAAAAAGTTCCCATTTAACATTTCTGGAACACTTGCCATCATCACTCTTTTTCTTGATGATTGTCAAAACACTTCCATTTCTGATACAATAGACTTATCAGGACTACTAGAAGAATGGTTTATATAAAGGAGCAAACATGAAAACACTAAATATTTCCGAGATTATCAATAGTAAATCAGCTATACTATCTGAAACTGGAGAAATTGTGTTTCAAAATATAAAATCATATGTTGACAAAGATGAGCCTGTCACACTTGATTTTACAGGAATTGAAACACTAACAACAGCTTTTTTAAATCTAGCTATCGGTCAATTATATGATTTAAAGCCTATTGATACCTTAACAAAATTAGTTAAAATAAAACGATCATCAGTTAGTGAATCTCACTTCCAAAAAATAGGTCTTGTTTTATCTAACAGTAAAGAGAAGAGACAGGAATTAGCCGATTTGCAAGATGAGGTAATGCAGGATGGCTATTAGTAAAGATTTGAACACTTATGTCATAAGTACAGGGGAAAGCTTTATTGTTGATACAAATGTCTGGATATATCTTTTCTCCCCGTTTTCAACCAATGACTTTGGGTATCAAAATTTCTTATCTGAAGTTCTAAATAAGAATTGCAAGCTCTTCATAAACTCACAAATCATTTCAGAGTATATTAATGTTATTTGTAAAACGGCTTATGAAGAGTATTTGAGAGCTAATGGATTAACTAGAAATAGATTTAAGTTCAAACGTGATTATCAACAAACCACAGATTTCTATCACTACTATCAATTAGCTTGCGAAAGTGTAAAAAATGATATTTTGAAATATAGCAAGATATCTCCGATCAAATTGTGGCATATTCGCAAAAGTTTAAATGATTACCATCAAATGAATGATTACAACGACCTTCTCTATACTAAGATGACAAAAGGGAAAATTAAAATCGTCAGTCACGACAAAGATTTTGGTAATCATCCTGAAGATATTATCTGGTTACACTATTAAAAATCCCCACACTCGCCTGCAAGCAAAAATGTGAGGATGTACTATTTATAGAAAGAATGGCATTAAAAAGCCCTCTTTTCTATACCCATTTTATCAAAAAAGTGAGGTAAATGCAATGTGGATGGAAGAACTTTCCAACGGAAAATATAAATTTTTTGAGCGATACAAAGACCCTTACACTGAAAAATTGAAGAGGGTATCTGTAACGCTTAGTTCTGGAACAGCCAGAGCGAAAAAGGAAGCACAAAAATTACTAGATGAACGCATAGAAGAAACTTTACAGAACATACAATCAACAGATGTAATTTACCAACACGTTTTAGATGAGTGGTGGACATTTTACCAAAAAGAAATCAAAGGTAGTTCTATCAGCTCTCTCACTAGTAGCGTGAATGATTTTAAAGAAGCATTCGATATAGAAATTAAAGTTAAGAATATAGATACTAAATACATCCAGAGGTTCTTAAATGATCTAGATATTTCTCGTTCAAAACTAGAACGCTATAAAATGATTCTAAATCTATCGTTTGATTATGCAGTTAGTCTCGAATACATCAAAGACAACCCTGCAAGACGAGCAAAACTTCCAAAACAAATAAAAACAATCGAAGAGTTAGAAAAGACAGAAAAGAAATTTTTGGAAGAGGATGAACTAAAAAGATTATTAGAAGAATTATACAGGACAAATAATACATATAGACTAGGTTTGCTTGCTGAATTCATGTCATACAATGGTTGTCGAATCGGTGAAGCTATTGCTATTAAACAAGAAAATATTGATTTTGATAATAAGACGGTAAAAATCCATGGAACTCTAGATAAAACAGTAGGGTATTCAAAAGGATTTAAAACAACTACGAAAACTGCTGCAAGCTTCAGAACTGTCTCTTTATCAAAAAGAGAAATTGAAATTTTAAAAGAGTTTATCTCAATAAATGAACTTTCTAAAAACACTCGAAAAACATTCAATGATCTTGGATTTATCTGTGTCACCAAAAACGGTATACCAATTCAAAATAATTCTTTCAACTTAGCAATCCAGAAAGCAAATAAACGTTTAAAAAAACCAATCGACAAACACCTTACCTCGCATATTTTTAGGCATACTCTTGTTAGTAGATTGGCAGAAAACAATGTACCTCTAAAAGCAATTATGGCAAGAGTTGGTCATTCCGACTCTCGAACGACAAATAAAATCTATACACACGTCACTAAAAAGATGGACGATAATATTCTGGACTTGCTCGATTCTTTATAGTTTGCCCCTTATTTGCCCCCTATACACAAAAAAAGCCTGTCACACAAGCTTAAATGCTTGATATAACAGGCTTTTTGTAAAGTTATTATTTAACTGCTTCTTTAAGAGCTTTACCAGCTTTGAATGCTGGAACTTTAGAAGCTTTGATCTTGATTGCTTTACCAGTTTGTGGGTTACGACCTTTACGAGCTGCACGGTGACGAACTTCAAAGTTACCGAAACCGATCAATTGAACTTTTTCTCCAGCAGAAAGGAATTCAGTTACTGCTTTAAATACAGCGTCAACTGCTGCTGCTGAATCTTTTTTAGTCAATTCTGTAGCTTCTGCTACTTTAGCGATCAAATCTTGTTTGTTTGCCAT